TCACCGAAACCCTCTGCTTCGCCGCTTAAAATGCGCAAAGTCGAGCTCAGGTGGGAGAGCGGTATGACACTCGGGCGTTCCGCGCTCAGACGGCCGGATCGAGATTTTTCCTTCCGCTCGCGCAGCGTCGCACCGATCCATGGTCATGTGCGCTCGACGCCTGCTTTCATAGCCATAGAGGCGCATGAATTTCTTTTGCCAATTGCGAATGCAGCGGACGTTTCGTTGGTGCTCGAAGAACGCCGGCTCGTCGCAGGGCTGGATGAAACGGCTGCGATCCAAAGCCTCCAGGAGCGCGCGTCCCAACGCCTCGTCAGTGGCGTCGGGCTCCAACCATATGACATAGCCGTCGTCCTCGCGCCGAGCGACACGATATCCGGACAGCGGCTCAACGGAAATGAAACGGCTCGCCATGTTGATTTCCGCCCACTGCGTGAAGGGCAGGCGCTCCCAGCTTCTCATTCCCTGATCCTCGTGATGACGACCCGAACGCCGTTTTGCTTTCCATACACCATTCCCCTATACAAATGGCGCCACTGCTCCGGCGAGGTATATTCCGGGACTCCGGGATGAATGGTCTTGGAGCGTATCTCCTCGGGCCGCAGATCTGATTTCGCGCGGGGTTTGTACTCCACAGCTTCCTCGATATACCCCTTCAGCTCCGAATAAACGCGTCTAGGATATTGAATTTTATTCAGGGTCAGCGTTTCCATCGTCTTGGCGCTGATTGCTTCGCGCGTCTTAGCATTATGGAGGTCAAAAGTCTTGCGGTTTTGCGCTCCTCTTTCGGCTCCAGGAATATTTCTTACGAGATAATCCTCCCATGGTTCGCCCTGCAGCTGTATGGCTTTCCCCCGGACGTAATTAACGTCGTCATTGCCGGCGATGTCGCCGATGCCCCTCATCTCTTCGGGTGCTTCGACGGGCGCAGCCTCCGCGACCGGCGCTCTCGGGGAGCGCAGCCGCGGCGCGAGATTGCCAACGGCCCAAGCGGCGCCGGCGACTTCCAGCATCGAACGGGGCGTCTCGCCCGCCGACGCGATCCCGCCGTAGACTGCGCCTTGATTAAGGGTCAGCGCCGCCGAGATCAGATTGAGATGCGCCGTCGCTGGCTTGTAATCGTAGTCGAGCCAGAAGGAGAGGCGGTCCTGCAGGAAGGCGTATTCCGCGAGCGCGCGTTCCTTCTCGACTGGAAAAAGGTTTTTGCCCTGCCGCCCCAACCGATCGCCGAATTGAATGACCGCTTTCGAAAATTCCACCGGCCCCAGATCGTCGTATTTGGTCTTCAACGCCTCGACGAGGGTAGCCGCGGCCCGAGAGCGATCTTCCTTCGCCTTTTCGTCCGGCTGCGCCGAGGCGGCCGTCGCCGCGACGGGCGTCGGACGGGCGCCGCCGTCCAAGGTCCAACGGCCTTGCCCATCCCTCGGCTGGTTCGGATCGAATTTCGTGAGCCTCGCATCCGCTTTCGCAACGCGCGCAGCCGCCTCTCTGCTCAACTCAGGCGTCCGTGTCATTACGGCGGCGATCATGGCGCGGGCCAATTCCCCGCGGTTGAGCGCTTCGGCGATCAGGTCGAGGCTCGGGAGCAGCCGCGTCGGATCGGCGCCATAGGCCGCGTCGAGCAGCGCGGCGACTTCATTCGCGGGTCTTGGCGCAAAGCCCGTCGCCGTCTTGCGCAAGAGAGGCGCGCCGGCGAGCGACAGGCCCTCTGGGCTGCAACTCAAACCCAATGCGCCGGGCTCGTTGGTCAACCCGAAGCTCGCAATCATCGCGCCCTCCATGTCCGCCGAGTTTGTCTCGGCGCGACGCGCTGGCTCAAAACCGCCCACCCGGAAACATCGCGCGCAACGCCGCCATCCCCTCGCTCAGCGTCTTCGCCGGCTTGAACACACCAAGCCCCACGGCGATCGAGCGCAGCAACACATGAGCCGGCGGAAACTCGCGCCAATAGGCCTGCCGCGCGAAGAAGCGCGGGAATGTCAGCGTCGCCTCCAACTCGTCGCTCCAAGCCTCTCCGGCGCATTGACAGTAATGCGCGATCAGCCGATCGAAGGATTTTGGGGAGCCGTCGAAGCTTTCGCCGTCTCCCCCAAAATTTCCCCCGAGGCTATCTCGCCCTCGCTCGCCCTGAAGAATCCGGTCTGCTTGGTGACGGTCGCCAGCGTCGCAATCAGCTCCGGCGTCGAGGCGGGAATGTCGAGAAAGGCTTCGCGCGACAGCGTCGGATAGGCCCTCGTCAGCGCCGCATGCACGACGTCGAGGATGGCGTCGTAATCGGCTTCGCTGAGTTGCGCGGCGCCGCCGCTTTGCAGGCGCTCCAGCGTCGGCATCAGCCGCATCAGGGCCGGAACGACGATACGCGCCTGGCGCATCGCCAGCACCGGCACGAACCATTCCTGGCCGGCGAGCGTGACTACGGCTGCGCCGGCGCAATCGATTTTCGGATCGGGATTCACGCGCTGCTCCTCAAATCGCGGTGTTGATTTCGCCGATGTTGTTCGACGCGTTGGCGAAGGCCTCGAAGTCGAGTTCGGGAATGACGAAATCCTCGAGCTTGCTCGACAGCGCCAGCTTCGACGAAATGCAGGCGTAAAGCCGCAGCGACCATTGCGCGCCGGCGATGTTGGGATTCGTCTGATAGAAGTCGATCTGGAAGGTGGGCGCAATTCCCATCAGCCTGTTGCCGATCACCGCCTTGGAGCCAGAGACCGTCTGCGTGTAGCTGTAGGTGATCAACAGCGCCTTGCCGGCGTCGGCGGAATTGAAGGTGTAGACGCCGGCGGCGACGCTGTATTGGCCTTGCGCCGGCGCGCTCGTCACCTGCGTCAATTGCAAGCCGCTCGACGCATAGGCGACGCCGAGATTGGCGTCGAAGGCGGCGGCGTTGGCGACCGTCGCCGTATAGGGCGACGACCCCGGCACGCTCGCGCCTTCGTTGTAGGACCAAAGCTTTTGCCCCGCGGTCGCGGTATTGCCGAAGAAGATCTGGTTGAGCGCCGGCCCGTCGACATTGGCGAATTTCGCCTTGCCGGCGATCTTGCCGCCGCCGCGCGCCACCGCGATCGGAAATTGGAACTGGCCCATCAGCTGTTTGACCGAAAAACTGAAGTCGACGGATACGTCCTGCAACGTGCCGAATTGCAGGGGCGATCCGCCGGACGGCGTGCCGACGAGAATGCCGGCGCCGAAAGCAAGAGACGTATTGTTCGACATGTGCGAGGTTCCTCGAGGTGAAGCAGCGACGTTGGCGTGAGGTCAGACGGCGAAGATTTTGAGCGGCGCCCAGAGGAGACCGTCGCCGTCGATGTCTCCCGGATCCTTCAAGACGGCGCCCTCGATCCGGCAATGCGAGACGAGGCCGCCGAGCGTCTGCCGCGCGCCGCTCGCGGGCTTCAGCGCCGTCTCCAGCGCATCCATGAGCGTGTTGAGCGCCACGGCGGGAATCGTGTTTCTGTCGCTGGAGTCGATATAGACGAAGAGATCGACGCTCAGCGTCGTCTTCGCCGGCAGCGCCTCGTTTTGGTATGACTGGTGCTCGCGATGCTCGGTGACGAAAAGCGCCGGCCGCTGCGACTTCGGCACGTCCGACCACAATTTCAGGCGCCGCGAGACCGAGACGAAGCCGCGCGCGCCATTCACCGGCTGCGCGAAAACGACGCCCTGTAACAGAGCGACGAGCGCCGTGAGCACCGCCTCGCGCGCGACGTTCATTGCGACAATCCTTCCCTGATGGCTTGCGCCAGTTCCGCGGCGATGTCGCCTTGCATCTCTTCCAGCGCCGAGCGCATGTAGCTGCGTTCGGGCAGATTCATCTGTCGGGAGAAGGCGCGCACGAACACCTCCTTCGGCGCAATGGCGCGGCCGAAGGCTTGTTTGATCGTGCGGCTGTGCGCCGACACGCTCTCGGCGCCGGCAAAACCATATTCCTGCGCCGCCGCATATTTCGTCTTGGCGAGAAACGTCGCCATGTCGGCGCCGAGATCCGCTTCGATCGAATCGCGCAGCGCGCCGCCGCGGCTCTGCAACACGGCGCCGGAGAGATTGCCCTTGATCTTCTCCGCGAGTCTTTGCGCGAGTTCCGCGATCTTTGCGGCGAGCGCGGCGCGCACCGCGTCGGGCAGGACGGCGAGACGAGCGTCCAGCGCGTCCGCTCCCTCGATCTCGACATCGAACATCGCGCCGCTCAATTCGCCAGAATGCGCCGAAAATTCACCAAGGAGGCGGCGACGAAATCCGGCACGGCGCGGTTTTGAAAAGCCGTCGTCTCCTGCCCGCCGAGACTCTTGCTGGAGAGGCCGATGCGGTCCTTGTAGCGATAGCGGTCCGCCACCCATTCGAGCGCGCATTGCGCGAGATCGGCGGGGATGTAGCCATAGGAAACCCCGACCGCGGCGCCGGCGTCCGCGGCGGAGAAACCATAGGTTCCGCTCGTCGGATCGACGGAATATTGACCGGCGCCGGGACTGGCCGCGACTGGCGCGAGCAAAGCGCCGCTCGCGTAAGATGCGCCCGTGTCGAGCGCGTAGACGCCGAAGGGCGATTGCGCGACGCATTGATAGGGCGGGCTCGCCGGAACGACATGCGCTTCCGCGACGATCTCATAGCCGGCGCGATAGGCGACGACGACGTTCTGCCGTCCCTTGCGAAAGCAATAGGGACCGCGCAAGAACAGCTGCTGCATCGCGCCGGGCGGCTGTTCGTCGCTTTGTTCGAGCACATATCCCGGCGTCGGCGTGACGCCGGCGAGCATCAAGGGCGCCGGCGGGATCGGCCTGCCGTCGACGACGACGGAAGAGATCGCCCCAACCGGCCAGTTGCGCAGGATGAGGTGCTCCCGCCCGTTGCCGTCATAGGCTTCGACGACGTTGGTCGGCAGAACGAAGGAACGATTGACGTAATTGTAGATCGCGCGGCTGATCTGCGTGATCAGCGCGGAAAGCAGCGCATCGTCGGTCGTCGTCGAAACGCCGAGCCAGGATTTCGCCGCAGCGAGCTGCACGAGGTCGCCGATCGCCATGACGTCACGCTCCATGAATTGACGAGGTGCGCCCGCTCGGTGAGGCCGGGCGGGCGAAGTGCTTGTCCTTCGCGATCAACCGTTGGCGATGTTGGTCACGATCGCCATTGAGGGCGGAAAATAGTGCTGCAGCACCTCGTCGGCGTAGACGCCATATTCGTAACGGCGCGAGCGCAGCGGCCATTCGATCTGGTAATAGTCGCGCCGCGTCCGGATCTGGAAGTCGTTGCCGACGCCCGACAGCGGATAGGGGATCGTCCGCGCCGTCATCAAAATCGTGCCCGCCGGCATGTTCGGATGCACGCGTATGTCGAGCGTCGAGCCGCCGCTCATCGAAAAGCGGTTGAGATAGGTCCGCACCATCACGCCGCCGCCGATGGCGTCCTGCGCGGCGTTGAAGACGAAGCGCTGCGCCGAATTGCTGTTGCCGGCGAGGATTTTTTTCGAGATGTTCAGCGCCTCCTGGCTGTTCACCCAGATCGTGTCGGGCGACAGCCGTAGATTGTCCCACTGCGACTTCAGCGCCGCGTCGATCTCGACGACGCCGCCGGCCCCGTCGGCGGTGAGCGGCGCGCCGACGCCCGCCGTTCCGCTCGGCTGCTGCGCGACATAGGCGCCCGATCCGCTCTTCAGCGCGATCGTCAACAGGCCGTCGAAGACCAGCGCATTGTTCGACCAGTCGGCCGCGGGCAGAGAGGCGGCCGTCTGCGTTCCGGGCGCGTTCGCCGCGATGGCGACCGAGTTGATCGAGGTGATCGCGCCGAGAATCTCCGAGCCCGTCGGTCCCCAGAACCAAGCGTAGCCCAGCGCGCCGCGCACCGCGACCACGCTGGCCGCAACGCTGCCGGTCGGCCCGGTGACGGCGACGGTGGCGGTGGTGGATTTCTGCGCCGCGCCGCCGCCGAACGTGTCGGACGACAAGTCGGCGTTGGTCCGCACGATCTGCGCCTGCACGCCGCCGACGATGGACCCGTTGATGAAGCCGTCGAGCGACAGCGCGACGCAGATCACCGACAGCGTTCCCGTGGCCAGCGAACCATTGCTGGAGGAGGCGACCAGCGTCGGCGTCGGCGTGACGCCGAGCGGCAGCGAATTGTTGCCGCCGAGGATCAGCGCCTCCTCGCCGATCATCGTCGCCTGCAAACCGCGCAGACCCGCCTGGGCGCGCACGTCGTCGAAGCCCATGCCGGCATATTCGGCTTCGAAATCGACGCTGGTTTCGAGCCCGATGCCCTTGTAGGACGCGAAGTAATCGGCGGTCGTCACCGACTGCACGCCGGCCCGGTTGCCGCCCGAGACTCCAAGACGCAGTCCGCTCGTGTTGACGCCGGTGATGGCTCGCCAATTCGCCTGAATGCCGCCGCGGCCGGAAACGCGCGGCGTTTCGTTTCGCAGCGGGGTCAGCACCGGCGCGAGGAATTTCGCGCCGGGTTCGAGATCGTAGAAGTTGAGCCCGCTCGTCGCCGAGCCCGGCTGCTGAAAGCTGCTCTTCTCCAGCCCGAGCAGGCGCGGATCGGGCATCGCAACGCTCTGCGCTTTGCGAATGGTCGCGAGTATGTCCTGTGTTGCGACTTCCAAGGTCATGAGTTCGGTTCCGTCACGAGGGGAGCGCCGTCTCCGGCGCGGGAAAGTTTCGGGGCGCGGTCAGCGCCGCGCCGCGGGCTGACGTTGCGCGACCTTGATGAGCAGCGCGGCGCGCTCCTCGCCGCTCATGCGCGACAGCGCGGCGGCGAGATCGTCGCCGCGGGCGTCGGCGCCTTTTTCGACGACGCGCGTGCCGGCCAGCATTGGCGGGGGCAAAGGCTGGCGGCCGATTTCCTCGATGCGCGCCGCGAGTTTTTCGAGGCGCGGCGTCAGCTGATCGAGCAGCGCCTTATGCGCGTCGCGTTCGAGCGCCGCGGCCTCCAGTCGCTGGGCGAGATCGCCTTGCGACGCCGCCTGTTCGAGCGGCTTCGTCGCCGCGTCGTTCGCGCGGCCGTCGTCCGGCTCGGCGAGTTCCGAAGCGATGAAGGTCATCAGCCGTCCGATCGCGTCGCCGAGCGCGGCGATCTGCTCCATGTTCTCTTCGCCTTCGCCGAGTTCGTTGCGCAATATCTCGAAGACGATTTCGAGCGCCGCCACGGCGCGGGCCGCGTCGATCGCCTCTTGCCCGAGGAATTTGGCGAGCTTCTCCGCCTCGCCGCGCTTGCGGGCCGCCGGCGCCGCCGCGCCGACGTCGTTCTCGATGCGCGAGAGCGCGCCGAACATCGGTCCCATGCTGGAGAGCGCGATTTGATGCGCCAGCGCCTCGGCCTTCTTCTTGAACGTCTTGCCGTCGCGCGCCATCCAAACTTGTTCCAGATCGCCGGCCTCGTCGCGCGGCGCGAAGCGCATCGTCTGCGTCGCGCCGTCGATCTTCACCAGCGAGAAAGTGGCGCTCGGCAGGCTCGGCAGATCGACGAGCGATATTTCGCTGGGATTGGCGGTGTAACGCGTCAGCGTGGGATCGCTCGCGTCGGGCCAGCGCCGCACATAGCCGCCGCCCTGCGAAAAGCCGGTGTAGACGCCGGCCTCGACCTTGCGCCACTCCGCGTCGTCGACGATCTTGGCGCAGATTTCGATCTGTTTGGCGTCGTCGTTGAACGCGATGGCCTCGACGCGCCCGGCGGCGACCTTGCCATGCATGGCGCGCAGATTGCCGAGGCTCTTGCCGCCGCTCGCCTTGTGAAACTCCGACGACCATTTCTGGTAATAGGGCTTGGTCGTGGCGTAGTCGCAGATCTCGTTGCCGCGATCCGGCGTCTCCGCCGTGGCGACTCCGTAGACGAGCCGCCGCGCGGCGTCGGCCTTGGTGAGCGGTATGAACAGGTTCAGATCGGCCATGCCGAGGGTCTCCCAAAGAAAAGGCCCGCGCGAGGCGGGCCGGTGGTGCGGACGAGAGGACGTGTTGGCGTAACGATGTCGCAATCGGTGTCTGCCGCTTCAACGCGATGTTCGCGGTCATGACGATCTGTTCGACCGGCGAATAGCCGTAGACCCGGCCGGTGCGCGGATTGCGCGGCGCGTAGATGATGTCGCGCGCGGCGTAGTCGACGGCGCGATATCCTTTCAACACCTGCTGGTAGGCGACGGGGTGCACGAGCGTTCCGCTGTCGTCGACGTAGGGCCGCGGCGCGCGGGCTCGATCGTCGATGACGCGCTTGATCGTCGCGCTGTGCGTGGCGGTTGAATTTCTCGCCCAACTGGAGCGATGCGTGCGTCGCGAAATTTCGTCTAACGCGTCACGCCCGCGGATGACAGCTTTTGCGCGAGTTCGCTCATCTCTGCTTCGGCTCTGGGATCGGATACGACCGAAGCGTCATCGCCGAGTTTCAACAGAACGCCCCTGCGGTAGGGAACCGCCTTTCCGGTCTTCGTGAACACCTCCGCTACCGCGGGATCTCTCGTGTAGTTGAGCCACCCTAAGGTGTAATGGGAATCCGGCTTGGAAATTCTGACCGCTTGCTCGCTGCCGAAGACGACGCATTTCAAGGGATTGAAGTTGTCTATGAAATAGTCGAACAAGCGGGCGACGACGGTCGGGTCCGCCCATGCCGCATTGAATTCTTTTGGGCCGTAAAATGGAATTGTGATGACATGGATGCCATTGTTGCAAGACTTGCCATTGAGCAAGCCAGAAGCCTGCAGGCTGACACCGACGCGGCGATTGTATTCTTGTGCTGTTGGAGCGTTTGTAAATGTTTCATAAAAACCATATGGAGAAAAGGAATCGGGTGTGAGGTCCCAGTTGTCCGGGTCATTGGCGTTATAATATCGAATGTCGTCGTAGCTCCCGAGGGCGCGCATCACTACCGCTTCGAAGTCGGAGAGGTCCTCCGCAATGGGCATGTCGCCGGTTTCCTCGGTGCATCCACTAACTTCGAGAGGGCGCCGCCAAGGCGATATCGATTCGATATCCAGCAAAATCTTCTTCGCGCTTTCGATCGATTGCCGAGCGGTCATCGCTGGGCCAAACCCCGCGGCTTGAAAAACCAGCTCGTCAGGAAAGAAATCCTCCATGTCATGCTCCCGCGGTCAAAAGTCTTCGACAGTGATACCAAGGAAGCCCTTCTTTTCAAGGAGGCTCCTCACCTTCGCGGCCCGCTCGGGCGACGGCATCTTCCACACGATCCTCGCCCCCTTCGCCGCCTTGATCTGGCTGCGGGCTTGCTTGAGCACGCTATCCGCCGAAAACTTCTTATCTATCGGCCACTTATTCCAATATTTGGCGTCGATCAGTGTGTCCGTCGCCGGATCGTAGCCGTCGAAGCTCGTGACGCCCGACTTGGCCTCAGAGTTGGCAACATTATAAACCCTGCCTTGCGGCGCGCCAGTCGCCTTTTGCTGATAGGCTGTCGCGTTGGGCTTCATATTTTCGTTGGCTTGCGCCCATTTGCCCGGACCGCCATCCGACGCGCCGATCTTGTAGCTCGGCTTTCTTGGCCTTTGGCTCTTCGCGTCGCCTTGGCCCCGGGCGTCTTCGGGTTCCTCCTGGTTCGGCGGCGGGGCGCCGACGCTTGCCGCAGGCTGCTTCTGCGTCTCTGCGGCGTCGTCTTTCTGCGAATTGGCTTGCTTCGGTGCTGGCGTGGAATCCTGGCCGCTGGAGGCGCGCCAGTCTTCCCATGCTCGTCGCGTCCGCCGTCCCGCTTCGTAAGCGGGCCCGACGATCGGGAGGTCCGACAGGGATCCCGCGTTGGCCTGCGCGACACGAACCGCATGCGACGGCCTCAACCTTTCCGCGTCGGCGCCACGCGCGCCGTCCGCGGTCGCGAAGCGACCTCTTTCGTCGTGATGGGGATTGAATTTCGCCAGCCGCGCGGCGCCGCCGACGTCGAGCATGCCGCTATCCGAAAGCGCCGCCGCACATTTCCACAGCGCCTGCGGGGAGGCTTCCAGAATCGGCGGAATGCGCAGATGCACGGCGACGATGCAGGCGCGCGCCAAGTCACGCTCGTCGAGCGCCTGCGCAATCGTTTCGATCCCGCTCATCTTCGAACCGACGTCGATCGGCAGTCCGTAGCAGCGTTCGAGATCGCGGTTGATCTCGGCGAGCGGCCGCGCCGCCCAAGACTTTCGCAATCCATTGCCCGCTTCGCGGACGAGAAGCGGGACGGGACCGACGAAGAGTCCGTCCGTGTCGCAATGGACAGCTTGTTCGTCGCGTCGCGACGCAAGCGTGTGCGTGCGGATTCGCGGGTCGAGCATCGGAGTCTCCCGTGCGCAACGGCGTCTCGATGGGACGAAGAAGGCTTCTGCGTCGAAGGGTCGCGGCGTGCGGCCCCAGTCGTCGATGACGCGCTTGATCGTCGCGCCGTCCAGCGGATGCAGCGCGACGAGCGACCCATTGCGGGCGCGCTCCTTCCACAGCGTCGGCGCGTCGATGACCAGCAAGTCTTCGAGCAGCATGCGCAGCCAGGCGGCAAAGCAATGCTCGCCGTCGGGGCGTTCGAAGAAGCGGGTCAGCTCGGCGAGCCGCGCGGCGCCTGGCCCTTTGCACCCGGCGCGTGGGCGCAACACCCAGGCCATGCGCTCGATCTGATCCTTGCGCGTTTCTATGACGAGGCGCAGCAGATCGTAGGCGTCGGCGAGGGCGCGCAGATCGGCGAAGGCGATCGGCTCGAAAGAGCGCGACCGTGCTGGTTACTCCTTCCCTTGCCGCGCGCAATACTCGTCGATCTCTCGCTCCTGATCGGGCGGAATGGGCTCACCTATCGCAAGTTCGTAGATTTCTTTGAGACCGACCGCGGGAATGTGGGCGCGCAATCGATCGAAAACCTCAATCTCCAGTAGCCCCCATTCTAGGAGCGCACCGAGATATCCCTGCCAAAGCAGGGAGGTCTCCAGTGAACGATTGCGCCATTCCAGATTTTTTAGCAAACGATTGGTCAGTTCCTCCTCCGTGGGGAGGGTCACGAATTTCTTTTCCATTTTCATTTCCTCGACCAAACAACCGTTCCATCAGGTGTTTCGATTGAGATGCGCGAAATCCGATCGGCGTGGTCCGCAAAACGCGCCCGCTTGATGGCGCGCTCCGCGATTTCGCGAGTCATGCCCTCCTGTTTGAGAGCATCGATCGCAATGACATCCGACTGGCTTCTGGCGTTCATTATACGGTTTGAAACCGCTTTCGACAGCCCATCCGAACTCCTGTCGGCGACGCCGGACACGGTTTTGAGTTCGGTGCGAACGCCGTCGATCAGGAAGTCCGCAGTCTTCTGGCCTTCGGTCCTCGGAATCACTTCGACGTCCCTGTCCGCGTCAAGCTGACGTTCGACGAACTCCTTTTCGGAAGCGGTGAGTCCGTCCGTTGATCCCTTGAACGTCCCTCGCTTCAGCGGGGTTTTGTTTTTGTCTTCGTCATCATCCGGCGTTCCAGACCCTGGCGTCTGCGTTCCGGCAGCCGCTGCGGGGGCTTCTGGCGTTGCGGGCGCGGAAGATTCGTCGCCCTTCTCGCCCGCGCGGCCCATAATCCAGTCTTGCAGTCGGTTGATCCAGTCCTCCGCGCTGCGCGCCGCCGGGCCGTTCTCACCCGAATGAAGACGGCCTGGGCCGGTCGCGATCTGAATGCCGTTTGGTTTGGGGGCTGGGGTGTCGCCGTCTGTCTTCGTGTCGGGGCCGGCTAGCGCCAGCCAATCGCGGTCGCTGGACTTTTGCTTCGCTCCACGCCCTTCGGTCGTCGCAAAGCGCCCATGCCAGTCGCGCGGCTGCTCGGGGTCGTATGCCTTGTCCAGCTGTTGCGCCCGATCGCCCGCCCCCAACACCACCGGCCCGCTGCCCGTCGTCACCGTCAACGTATCGGCCGCGGCCAGCGCCACCGGCGCCTCGCCGAGCTTCGCCCGCGCTTCGTTGCGCGTCAGAATTCCCGCGTCGACATAGCTCGTCAGCACCTGCGCCTGTTTGGCCGCGTCGATCTGCGCGTCCTCGCCCCAGGCGAACTCCAGCTCGGTCTCGCCGAAGTCCTCATTGAGCACGCCGTCGATCAGCCGCTTCGCCCATTTCAGGATCGGCCAAAGCCCTTCCTCTTCGGCCATCTCCTTCTGCGTCTCGCCGGTCGAACGATTGTTCTGATTGACGAAGGCCTGATGCGAGACGCTGAACGCGTAGCAGACGATGCGCGCCAGCCATTCGTCGAAGACGCCCTTGAGCTCCGGCTCCTTCGTCTGAATGAAAGTCTTGGCCACGCCGCCCGGCACGAATTTGGCGCGACGGCGCGTCGGTCAGGCGATACTGCGCACGGAGAAATGCGAAAGCGTCAAAAAACCGCCATTTAGGCCGACCTGTCGAGGTTTGAAGTGGGGTACGCACGCAGTTGCTCCGGCTCCACCGGGCCCCACTCGATCACGTCTCCATCTTCGTCGAAAAATTCGACTTCGTATCCAAGGCAAGGTGTGGTGTGGACGTCAATGATAACTCCCCTCGTCCCCGCCCGCAGGCCTCTGTCGGGGAGATCAACGGCCAACACGACGCGATCGAATTCCGAGAAATTCATGGACTTCAGCCCCTGACTAGAGGTTGCGGAGGTGGGGACATCAAAAAGGTGGACTCCAGGTTCGGCTGCGCCAGCCTTTTTTACACTATGTTTCCGGCCGATGTCATCAATATAACTCGCCTTCCCGATCTTTCTTCGGCTCCGTATCAACGCAGTGGTCAGTCGCGGCGTCGTAGAATCTGGATCAATTATCCAGCCGGTTCTTACAGTTTCCGTGTTTCCATTCGGACCGGTTACCGGGATGTCGACATCGAATCGCTTCCCATATTTACCGCTCACGCCTTCGCTCGCGGGGTTGTTCAAAACACCGTTACGAATCTGAGCGATAAGCGCGTCTCCGTTGGATTGATCGAAACCCAGCAGTGTTTTGAACGCCGTCGCCTTGGGGCCACCGTCGGGATGGTCGACATTGAGGCTGTATCCAAAGATTTTGTTCGGGTCGATCACGGCGTTTTCGGCGTTCGGCAGCGCGCCTTCGACCGGCTTCTTCACTCGAGTATTTTCCTGCGAGGAGGACGACTTATCTTCCTGCGTCGATGGGAAGAAGGGCGCTGGCGGCGGCTCTTGCGGATCGTCCGGCGGCGGCGGGGGCTTATCGTCTAATGGCCCGAGATTGTCGCCGCGAAATCTTGGCTGCCGGCTGGAGTCTTTCTCCTTCCTGGACTCGTCGCTCGTCGAGGGAGAATTGGGTTGCTCCACGGCGGCGGGCGGGGGCTTGCCGGCGGTCTCGCGCGCGCCGCCCATCATCCAATCCTGCATGCGGTTGATCCAGTCCTCGACGCGGCGCGCCTCCTGGCCGTTTTCGCCCGAATGGAGGTTGCCGGGACCGGTCGCCACTTGCACGCCCTTTGGCTTGCGCGACCGCTCTTCGCCGTCCTCCGCTCGCCGCCCCTCTTGCGTCGCAAAGCGCCCATGCCAGTCGCGCGGCTGCTCGGGGTCGTATGCCTTGTCCAGCTGTTGCGCCCGATCGCCCGCCCCCAGCGCCACCGGCCCGCTTCCCGTCGTCACCGTCAGCGCATCGGCCGCGGCCAGCGCCACCGGCGCTTCGCCGAGTTTCGTCCGCGCTTCATTGCGCGTCAGAATCCCGGCGTCGACATAGCTCGTCAGCACCTGCGCCTGTTTCGCGGCGTCGATCTGCGCGTCTTCGCCCCAGGCGAACTCCAGCTCGCTCTCGCCGAAATCCTCGACCAGCACGCCGTCGATCAGCCGCTTCACCCATTTGAGGATCGGCCAAAGCCCTTCCTCCTCGGCCATCTCCTTCTGCGTCTCGCCGGTCGAACGATTGTTCTGATTGACGAAGGCCTGATGCGAGACCGAGAAGGCGTAGCAAACCACACGCGCCAGCCATTCGTCGAAGACGCCTTTCAGCTCCGGCTCCTTCGTCTGAATGAAGGTTTTCGCCACACCGCCCGGGACAAACTTTGCGCGCCGCCGCGTCGCGAGATCGCCGGTGAAATAGGCGTCCCAATAGTCCTGGAAGTTTTTGATCTGGTCCGGCGTCCAATTCTCCGGCACGCCGATGAGGCTTTCGGGGATGTTGCCTTCGGTGAAATGCGACAGCGTGAAGATTTGGCGTTTGAGCGCGATGTTCGCGGTCATGACGATTTGTTCGACCGGCGAATAGCCGTAGACGCGTCCCGTGCGCAGATTGCGGGGGGCGTAGACGATGTCGCGCGCGGCGTAATCGACGGCGGGATAGCCTTTCAGCACTTGCTGATAGGCGACCGCGTTTACGAGCGCGCCGCTCGCATCGACGAAGGGTCGCGGCGTGCGGCCCCAATCGTCGATGACGCGCTTGATCGTCGCGCCGTCCAGCGGATGCAATGCGCCACAAACATGACGCAACGACATTTGGCTGGCGTGCGGCGAGACTTGGCGGCGCTACTCTCTGGAACCGGTCTCGCCCACCAATTGCTCCAGTTCTTCATAGGCGGCCAGAAATCCCGCGTAAAATTCCGGACCATCGAGCAGAGCTGGTCCTCCCTTTTTGACGTCGCCAACGATCAAGGGCACAACCCTGCGCAGTTCCGCTTGCTCGGCGCCGCTCAGATCCGTGATGTCGAGATATTGAACTCCCGCCGCGACAGCCGCAAAGCCTTGAGCTAGGCTTGGGAAGTGTCCGTATCGTTGGAGGCGCTCGGCGATGCTTCGAAGCACCCAAGCGGCTCCAACCCAAGCTTTATCGTTGGCCATGTTTATCGACGCCATCTTTAGAATCCTATCTTGATTATCCTTGAACGGGCCTCGCTAGGTAGGGTTGATATGTATTTATCTACCACGTCGATATTGTGTGCATTCATCCCAGTGAGGTCAATAACAGTGTTTATCCCGGATTTTCGTAAATGATTTTTAATAGAGGTGCTAAAACTTCTTATTGTAAAATACTCATCTGGGACTGGCCCCATGGCGTCATACAGCTTGCCATCGGGCGCGATGAAATCTCCCCCGATTGTGCTACGTTGCAGTGATTGCTGCAATCGTTCCTGCAGTCGCCATGCCGTTTTTACCTCCTCGGGCAAAAATTGCTTTTTGCTTGGATCCCAACCCAGCTTATAGTCTTCCGGGTTATCTGGCGAGGGGGCGCGATCCGGGACCCTAAATTTTTTTGTCGGTCCGTCGTCATTGTTCCGCTGTTCCTCTTCCGGCGGCATTGCGGACGAGGTCGAGGAAGTGGAGTTTGGCGAACTCGCTTGCGGAGCGGCGTCGTTCGGATTCTCGGGATGATTTATCGAGTTCAGCCAGTTTCGGGCGGCAGTGTAACCTGCAACGGTTGCGGTTGCGAGCGCTATCGCCCCTGCCGCCAAAGTGAGAGCGCCATCGTCGCCCGCCACCTGCACGCCCTTCGGCCCTGGCGCCGGCGCCTCGTCTTTCGCGCCCCCTCCCGCCACAGCAAAGCGCCCATGCCAATCGCGCGGATGTTTTTCGGGATCGAAAGCCTTGTCGAGCGCGCCGCAGCCCCCATCCAGCGCCACCGGCCCGCTTCCCGTCGTCACCGTCAGCGCATCGGCCGCGGCCAGCGCCACCGGCGCTTCGCCGAGTTTCGTCCGCGCTTCATTGCGCGTCAGAATCCCGGCGTCGACATAGCTCGTCAGCACCTGCGCCTGTTTCGCGGCGTCGATCTGCGCGTCTTCGCCCCAGGCGAACTCCAGCTCGCTCTCGCCGAAATCCTCGACCAGCACGCCGTCGATCAGCCGCTTCACCCATTTGAGGATCGGCCAAAGCCCTTCCTCCTCGGCCATCTCCTTCTGCGTCTCGCCGGTCGAACGATTGTTCTGATTGACGAAGGCCTGATGCGAGACCGAGAAGGCGTAGCAAACCACACGCGCCAGCCATTCGTCGAAGACGCCTTTCAGCTCCGGCTCCTTCGTCTGAATGAAGGTTTTCGCCACACCGCCCGGGACAAACTTTGCGCGCCGCCGCGTCGCGAGATCGCCGGTGAAGTAAGCGTCCCAATAGTCCTGGAAGTTCTTGATCTGATCCGGCGTCCAATTCTCCGGCACGCCGATCAGGCTTTCGGGGATGTTGCCTTCCGTAAAGTGCGACAGCGTGAAGATTTGCCGCTTCAGCGCGATGTTGGCGGTCATGACGATCTGTTCGACCGGCGAGTAGCCGTAGACGCGCCCCGTGCGCAGATTGCGCGGCGCGTAGATGATGTCGCGCGCGGCGTAGTCGACGGCGGGGTAGCCCTTGAGCACTTGCTGATAGGCGACGGGGTTCACCAGCGCGCCGTCTTCGCCGACGAAAGGCCGCGGCGTGCGGCCCCAATCGTCGATGACGCGCTTGATCGTCGCGCCGTCGAGCGGATGCAGCGCGACGAGCGAACCGTTGCGGGCGCGCTCCTTCCACAGCGTCGGCGCGTCGATGACGAGCAAGTCTTCGAGCAGCATGCGCAGCCACGCGGCGAAGCAGTGCTCGCCGTCGGGGCGTTCGAAGAAGCGCGTGAGTTCGGCGAGCCGCGCAGGGCCGGGGCCTTTGCAACCCGCGCGCGGGCGCAACACCCAGGCCATGCGCTCGATCTGATCCTTGCGCGTCTCGATGACGAGGCGCAGCAGGTCGTAGGCGTCGGCGAGGGCGCGCAGATCGGCGAAGGCGATCGGCTCGAAAGAGCGCGGCGAGACCGCGATGTTGTAGCCCGACGCGAAGTCGAACTGGCGTCCCGCAACTTCGCGAGGCGCGATGGGATCGAGCGGCCGCAGCGGCCCGAACCAGCCGGAGGCCGATGCCTCGCCGGTCGAGGACATGAACTGCGCCTGTCCGTAAGCAACGGAAAGGCTTTGCGGCGCGAGCGACCACGAAGGGCGCCCCGCCTGGCTGTCGCGCGCGGCCATGCGGCGTTACACCAAGGCGCCGGTGGCGGGATCGCGCCAATTCTTGCCGTCGAAGACGATGTTCTTGGCCAGCGTCTGATCGTGGAAGCTCATGCCGCGCCTGGGCGCGATGGGACGCTGCGCGGTCGCGCCGGCGCCGCCAGCCGCGACCTTGGTCCAGCCATTGGCCTCCAATTCGTCGCCGTCGAAATCCGGCGCGACGACGATCGCGCCCGCCAGCGCGGAATAGACGCGGCCATTGACGCGCGTCGTCGCGCCGCCGGGCGGCGGCATCAGCTGATGTTGCGGCATGTGGGGGAGCTCCAGTTGTGAGCGCGTGCGAGAAATTCAGGGCTTGGCGGCCTGCGCCAGCCTTCGGTAAAAATCGATGATCGCGGAGCCGTCGCCTTGCGAGAAACACAGCTCCGTCACGGCCCAGACCAGCGCATCGACGCGGTCGGGCGAGAAGCCCGCATTGCCGCGGTCGAAGTCCGGCGTCATCAGGCACATCTGGTCTTCGAGCGTCGCGAAGACGCCGATGTGGCGGGCGCGGCCCTGTTCGTAGAGCGCGGCGACCGGCTCGGCGCGGGTGAATTTGCCGCGGCTGGCGCGCACCGATTTCACGCGCACATTGGCGTCGACCTGGCGGATCACCGCCTCGACCATGTCGCCGCCATTGTTGACCTCGGCGACGATGGCGTCGGCCTCGAAACGCCGCGCCGCGCCGACGGCGCGTTCGGCCCAGCGCAGAGGCGTGTCGCCTTGCGAGGAGAGATCGGCGAGCACGCAGACCTCGCCGTCGACGCTCAAGCCCGCGACGACGATGCCGCATTCGTCGGCGCGCTCGGTGGAACTCGCCGGCGGATCGACGGCGACGACGATGCGCGTGAGTTTCGGCGGCGCCGGACGATAGGCGGCCTCGATCGTCGCCCGCGTCCACAAGGCGCCGGGCGTGTCGAGCAGCAGCTCGGCCTCCAGCTCCTGCCGCCCGAGCCGCGTCCCCTCATAGGCCTGCAGAATTTTATGCGCGAAGCCCGGGGGCAGATTGGCGATGTTGGCGTAGGTCGAACTCTTCGTCGCCGCGGTGAGCGGACTGGCGAGCAGTTCGCGCATGAGCTTCGTCGGGCGCGGCGTCGTCGTGATCACCGCCTGCGGCCGGTCGCCGAGCCGCAGACCGAACAGCGCCTGGTCCCAGCTTTCCGGATAGCGCCAGGCGGCGAGTTCGTCGCACCAGAGCTTGGCGTGCTGTTTTCCGCGCAGGCGCTCGGGCGACTCGGCCGAGAACAGCAGGGTCTTGGCGCCGTTCGGCCATTCGAGACGCCCGCGCGCGGCGACGAATTTCGGCCGCTCCTCCGCCGGACAGACCGCGAGCAGGCCCGACTCGCCCTCGACCATCACGTCGCGCACGTCGTCGGCGGTGGCGCCGATCACGTTCACATAGGCGTTGGTCTTCACCCATTGCCGCACGGTCTCGGCGCCGGTGCGCGTCTTGCCGCAGCCGCGTCCGCCGAGCGGCAGCCAATAGACCCAGTCGCCGTCGGGCGGCAGCTGTTCCGGCCGCGCCCAGAACTCCCACAGAAAGGGCAGCAGCGCGGCTTCCTCGGCGGAGAGTTTTGCGACGAAGTCGGCGCGCTCCCGCACGGAGAGTTTGGCGAGGTCGGCGGCGCGGATCATGGGGGCCAATCGAGGGGTCGTCAGCGCTTCTTGGCGACGGTTTCGCTCGCGCCGGGCTCGCCTTGCGGCGCCTTGGCGAGACGCGCCGCCATCGCGTCGAGTTTTTGCAGCAGAATCTCCTTCGCCTGCGCCTGGTTCGTCTCGCTCGCTTCTTCGGCCGGCTTCGGCGCGGCGAGCCCGAGCAGTTTGGCTCTGCGATCGAGGATCGCCAGCACGCGGTCGACGGCGGCGTTGTCGCCCTTGAGCGCCTTGGCGTGCAGCGCCTTCTGCAATTCGGCGAGGCGCTTCAATTCCGTCGCGCGAAAATCGTCGGGGAGATTGGCGTCGCCGGCCTCGCCCGCCTGTTTCATGATGTGGCGGATCCGCGACGGCGAAAGCTTGGGAAAGCCGACGGCGACGATGTCGCGCGCAATCTTCGCGGCGGAATGACCGCTCTTCGCGCCGTCCCGGATCATCGCGTCGCGGCGTTCGCGTTCGGCCATGCGGGACTTGACATTGCGGGACTTGGCGGGGGGCTTTCGCAT